GGCATGATTCTTGTCTGAAATAAAAGTGTTGACTATGATATAAATATGTGTTGGGGTCGGGGTCGGGGTCGGGGGCTTGGGTTCGGGTTCGATTTTGTTTTTAATCTGTCTATTGATATAAGATTTAATTTGATTTATACTATCTACTCATTTTTTTAAAATAGGATTGAATAATGTTAGTAAATGAATATTGCAGAGAGTACAGAATACGTCATAAAGCCAAGTTGAGAGAGGTCTCACCTAATATGAACATTAAGACGTTGTCAGCTTTTGAACAGGGTAGAAGTACTAATTTAGGCCATCTAATAGCATACACAACGTTTAGTAAACAAATAGGTGATTTTGATAATTTCATTGATGGTTTAAAGGAGGTATTAAACAATGGTATCTAAAATAATTAAAAACGGGATAGGTTACATAGTAAAAGGAACATTTTCTAAAGATGATAGTTCTAAAGGTGCCGCTGAAAAGAAAGAACTATTAGCTATACATAACCAAAAGAAAGCCCAGATGCGAGCGTATAGAAAGGAAGTTAGCAGACTGGCGGCAGTGGCTAACAAAAGGCTTGATAGGATTAAAAAGAAAGATTTAACAGATTCACCTGCTTATCAACGTTTAATAGATGATGGTATAGCTAAGTTCGGAATCAGAGGTAAAGATCATAAAGCTGTTCAAGATGAATTAGTGAAAATAAATCGTTTCATAAACTCTGAAACTTCCACGGTTCGAGGTATGAACAAAGTTTTAAAGGATATGGCAAAAAACACAGGTATTAAATATAAGAACATGACCGAGCTAAGAAAAGTGGGTAATAACTTTTTCAAATTAGCTGATAAAGTTGAGGAATATTTACGTACCGTTGATGATGTTGCTAGTGCTATAGGTTATCAGAAAATATGGGAAGTTATAAACGAGTATGTTGAAACAGATAAAATTGATCTATCCAGTGCTGAAAACCAGATCGATTCAATGGTTAAAGTTGTTACAGATATGATTAAACTGGGCGATAGTTCTAGGGCGGGCATCGTAACAGATTTAAAAGAAACAGATTGGTTTTATTAATTAGTTAGGGTTGATATGGAACATTTCACAAAATTAACAGATGATTATTTAGAAAATTTGGATGTTCGATTTATCAGGTCTAATAAAAAAATAGTATACATGAATGAACCATGTGCTTTTGATATTGAAACTAGTAGTACCTATAGCGATGATAAGAAAGTAGCTTTTATGTATATTTGGCAATTAGGTATTGGAGTTAATAACACTGTTTTTTACGGTCGCACTTGGGATGATTTACTAGATACTTTAGAAATTATTAGTGAACATTATTCTTTAGATGAAGATAGAAGAATGATTGTTTATGTACACAATTTAGGTTATGAGTTCCAATTCATGCGTAAATATTTTGAATGGGTTAATGTTTTTGCAGTATCAGAACGTAAACCAGTTAAAGCACTGTGTTCATTAGGTATAGAGTTTAGAGATAGTTATATATTAAGCGGTTACTCTTTGGAAAACACAGCTAAAAACTTAACTAAACACAATGTAAAGAAAATGGTCGGTGATTTAGATTATTCTAAGATTCGTCACCACTTAACACCATTAACTAAAAAAGAGATGTTATATTGTGAAAATGATATACATGTGATTACAGCTTACATTGATGAACAAATAGAACAGTATATTGATATTTCTAAAATACCATTAACTAATACTGGACGTGTTCGACAATATGTTAAAAACAACTGTTATCAAGAAAGTAAATCACATAAGAAAACCAGTAAAACAAAGTATATTAAATACCGTAAAATAATGAATGATTTAACATTAAATAAACCTCAATACATACAATTAAAACGGGCTTTTATGGGAGGTTTTACACATAGTAACCCTGATAAAACAAACAAAGTTTTAACTGATGTTGATAGTGTTGACTTAACTAGTAGCTACCCTACTGTTATGTTATCGGATAAATTCCCTATGTCACGGGGTAAACCAATTGAAATTAAATCAATTGATCATCTTAAATCTCTAATGGTTTATAACTGTATTGTATTTGATGTTGCATTTAAAAACCTTGATAACAAAATAGGTTATGAATCATATTTATCGGATTCTAAATGTTACGACACACTTAATAAAGTTGTTAATAACGGACGTATTTATAAAGCGGATGAATTATCAACTACAATCACATGTATTGATTTTAAGATAATAGAACAGGTTTATAGTTGGGATAATATTAAAATATCTAATACGGTAATTTTCAGAAAAAACTATCTACCTAAAGATATTATAGAATCCGTATTAAATCTTTATGAGAAGAAAACCACTTTAAAAGATGTTAAAGGCAGTGAAGTAGAATATCTATTATCTAAAGGTATGTTGAATTCAGTTTACGGCATGTGTGTTACTGATTTTGTTAAAGACGATCACACATATGTTGATGAATGGAGTGTTGATCCAGTAGATATTAATGAAAAAATTGTTGATTATAATAAATCAAAATCTCGTTTTTTATACTATCCGTGGGGTGTTTTTATTACTGCTTATGCTAGACGTAATTTATGGAGTGCGATTATCTCAATAGGTGAAGATTATATCTATTCAGATACTGATAGTGTAAAAATGTTGAACTATAAAAAACATAAACCTTATGTAGAAAACTATAATATAAACGTAACTAAAAAATTATCTGAAATGATGAAATACTATAATTTAGATGTGAAACGCTTAATGCCTAAAACCATAAAAGGTGTTGATAAACCTTTAGGCGTTTGGGATTACGAGGGGCACTATACACATTTTAAAACATTAGGTGCAAAACGGTATCTATATAAAGAGGGTGAAAAATTTGTTTTAACGGTTGCGGGGCTTAGTAAACAAAACGGGGTTAATTATATGATTGAAAAAAGTGGGGGTTCTGCTCTAGATGTTATGGATATTTTTGATGATAATTTACACATACCTAGCGATAAAACGGGTAAAATGACACACACTTATTTAGATAATGAAAACGAATTTATGATTAAAGATTTTGGAGGTGTTCAAACTAGGGTAGAAACTAAAACGGGTGTACACTTAGAATCATGTGATTTTACACTATCAATATCTAAACAATACGGTGATTTCTTGAAAATGTTATCACAAGGTTATTATTACAACGGAATTAAAAATATATGAAATATTACAACACTAATAAAATTGACAAGAAAGAGGCTGTTTATAATGTTATTTTTGGTGAACGCTCAAATGGTAAAACCTACGCTATGTTAAAAAAAGGTCTAGTTAACTATTTAAAAGATGGTAGCCAGATAGCATATGTTAGAAGATGGAAAGAGGATATAACAGGTCGTAGAGCCTCGCGCTTATTTAGTGGCCTAAATGAAAACGGTGAAGTTGAGAAATTAACAAAAGGCGAATTTAAAGGTATTCATTACTGGGCAGGTAAATTTTACCTTTGTAATTACAATGAAGCAGGTAAAGCGGTGTATTCAGATTCTGATACTATAGCATTTACATTTTCACTATCAGATGGTGAACATGATAAATCGACTTCATTCCCTAATATACGCACAATTATTTTTGATGAATTCTTAACAAACAAACTTTATCTAAATGATGAATTTGTTTTATTTATGAATACAGTATCTACAATTGTTAGACGTAGAGAAGATGTTAAAATTTATATGTTAGGTAATACAGTTAATAAATATTGTCCTTACTTTCAAGAAATGGGTTTAGAACACATCCCAAAAATGAAGCAGGGAAGTATTGACGTTTACAGATACGGTGAATCATCTTTAACCGTAGCGGTAGAGTATTGCACATCTTTAAATAGTGGTAATAGTCAAAAAGAATCTAAAAAATATTTTGCTTTCAATAACCCTAAATTAAGTATGATCACTGGCGGTGCTTGGGAACTAGATATTTATCCACATGTACCCATAAAATATGCACCTAAAAACGTTTTACTAAATTTCTTTATAGATTTCAGTGATAACATTTATCAATGTGAAATAGTTAATGTTGATGATATGTTCTTTATATACATCCACCAAAAAACAACACCTATCAAAAACAAGGATGATTTAGTATACTGTTTAGACTATTCAGTAAAACCCAACTATAATAGAAGTGTTTTTAAGCCCATTAATAAAGTACAAAATAAAATATTATGGTTCTTTAAAAACGATAAAGTTTTTTACCAAAATAATCACATTGGTGATGCTATAAACAACTATCTTAAAATTGCTAGAAACTGCTAAGGGTTATAATGGATATACAAATAGTTACAGAATTAATAAACGGGGTAGGTTTTCCTATTACCGTTTGTATAGGTTTATTTTGGGTTATGCGGTCAACTATGATCGAATTTAAGAACTCTTTAAATGCTTTTAAAGATGCTCTGAACAGTAACACAAATACACTTAATTTATTGAATGCTAAAATAGAGAGGTTAGAAAAATGAATCTTTTTGATTATAAAGATAAAGAAAGTAATGTTAATTTAATGAACAATTATTTATTAACTAAAACTCTTTCTATGTTCGAGTATGAAAATTTACCCGAAACAATCCCACAATTAGAACTAGAAAAAATCCTGCAAATGGGGGGAGAATGTTATTTTACACAACATGCAAATGAATATTATGTTTTTACTGGTAGCCGTGGAGGTGAACAGGATGTTTACTATAATCCAACTAAGTTCATTGTTGCCAATCCTGCGCTAAGTTTAAACAAAGAATATGATATAACAGAAGATGGTGTGTTGATGCGCAATGATTCTTTATATTTAGGGTTACTACCTTTCTTCACTAAACACAATTCTTTATTAGCTGAGAATGAATTATCTATGTTGATGTGGTCGTACAATTCACGTACTCAAACACTGATCACAGCCGAGGATGATAAGAGCAAAGAAAATGCAGATGCTTATATTAGTAAAATCATTAAAGGTGATTTATCTGTAATAGGTACTAACGCCCTTTTTGATGGTGTTAAAATGCAAAGCAAAGGCAGTTCTGATGTTGGTGTTACAAATTTTATTGAATTGCAACAATACATAAAATCAACTATATTTAATGAAATCGGATTAAGTTCTAATTTCAATATGAAAAAAGAACGTTTGATTAGTGCAGAGGTAGATCAATCAGAAGATTCTATTTTTGCTTTTGTTTATAATATGATGGAATGCCGAACTAAAGCAGTAAACGAAATTAACGAAAAATATGGTTTAAATATTAAAGTTGATTTTGGTTCTGTTTGGAATTTCAAAGATAAAAAATTAACTGATGGGGTAATAGATAATGACAATGAAAACAGAGAATTGGATAACGTTGATATTCAAGATAGTGAAAACGGTGTTTATGAGTTGGAAGAAAACGAACCCAACGGACAAGAATCC